TCCGCGAGATGAAGGTCGGCAAGCGCGACGAGTACGCCGGCGACGAGGACGTTCTGCACAACTTCCGGAACGCGGCCAACCTGACGGGCGAAACGCTCGAGCAGGCTCTGGCCGGCATGATGGTCAAGCACACCGTCTCGGTCTACGACATGATCGCGACTGGTGAGCATTTCCCGCTGGACAAGTGGAACGAGAAGATCACCGATCACCTCAACTACCTGATCCTCCTGCGGGCCATCATCGAGGAGAAGCAGAAGGCCTGGAACCAGATGGTGTCCGACGCGGAGGACGACCGACCGGGCGGCATCATCTACGTCGACGCGTCCTCGGCGCATCCTCCGATGCCGGGTCTTTCGGCTGTCGCACGGCAGCTGTCGGGCCTGCACCAGCGGGGATATCGGCAGCCCTGATGTTCAAGGTCACGATCGACTTCGGAGACGACACGCTCAACGAGCCCAAGTTCTTCGAATCATATTCGGATCTCTCGCAGTTCCTTGAGAGGATCCCCAACATGCTGGGCTTCGTGCACAACAAGAAGGCCAACATCAACATCATGCTCGTCCAACCCTGACAAGAAAGCCATATTCATGCTGAAGAAGACCATCAAGTTCAAGGACCTCGAGGGGAAGGAGCACGAGAAGGACTTCTACTTCCACCTCAAGAAGGACCTGCTCGTCGAGCTCGAGATCGTCCACGAGGGCGGCTTCAAGGAGCAGCTCCAGGGCATCATCGACTCCAAGAACGGCCGCAAGATCATGGACGCGTTCAAGGAGATCGTCGCGATGTCCTACGGCGAGAAGTCCGAGGACGGCCTGTCGTTCCTGCAGTCCAAGGAGCGCTCGGAGTGGTTCATGGGCACCGACGCCTACTCGGAGTTCTTCTTCGAGCTCGTCACCGACGCGACCTTCGCCTCGGACTTCATCAACGGCATCATGCCGTCGAACCTCGAGCAGGAGGCCGCACGACTCGAGGCCAAGATGAAGACGGCCGGTCTCGACACCACGCAGGACAAGGCGACGCAGAACCTGCCGACGCCGGCTGAGATGGCCCAGATGTCCCAGGAGGACCTCGCGGCCGTCTTCGAGCGCATCCGCAACGGTGAGCTCTCGCCGGTCCAGCCGGTCTGACGTTTCACCGTGAGTCAACGGGCAGCAGCGAGGGCCTCTTGTAGGGTCTCACCCTTCACCGGACGCTAGCTTATAAAAGACCGCCGACGGCTGCGTACCAGCACAGCAAAAAGGCGCCCAGACTCGCAGAAATTACACGGCCTATAATGAGACCCCACCGTTAGTCAAAAGGAGAAATACCGTGAACGCCAAGCCCCGCAAGATCGCCAAGTTCGCCGCCAAGACCATCGTCCAGACCGCTGCTGGAGCTGCTGTCCGCAATGCACTAACCGCCCTCATCCCCGCCACCGGCGACAACCACGTCGCCCTGATCACGGGAGCTGTGGCCGGTTACTTCATCGCAGAAGAGCTCGAGCCGGTCACGGACGCCCTGGTCGACGCGACGGCCGACGCCATCGAGAAGCGCAAGGTGCAGAACGCACTCAACGCCAACTGACCCGCAAGTCCAACCCAACCCCAGTTAGGGCCCATTCAAGGGCTCTAATTGTTCGCCTCGAAGGAAAGCTATATTCATGAGCAGTGAGACGTTCCCGGACAACTCCGACAAGACACGCAACACGGAGACCAACTACAACAAGGTGAAGTCGTCGAAGGCGGATCCTGTCGACGCGCCCAAGATCGAAGACGACGGTCGCCCGAAGGTGGGTCGGATCGTCTCCGAGGGCAGCGCCGCCATCCACCGCAAGACCCCGCTCGGCATCAAGCTGAAGAACTTCTTCCTCGGCGACAGCGCGCACAGCGTCATCGACTACGTCGTTCACGACGTTCTCATCCCGGCGGCCAAGGACGCGGTGGCCGATGCCTTCAGTCAGGGCATCGAGAAGCGCCTCTACGGCGAGGTTCGTTCCGTCGGTCGACGCTCGGGCACTCGTCCCAGCCAGGGCCTCTCCAGCAACACCGGCCCGAAGGTCTCGTACGACCGGATGAGCCAGGGCAACTCGGTCCGATCGACGGCGGCTCCGGCTCGTCGAGGAGGCCGCTACGACATCGGGCAGATCATCATCCCCACGAGGGCTGAGGCGCTCGAGATCCTCGAGATGATGTTCAGCATCGTCTCCCAGTACGAGGTCGTGACCGTCGCCGAGCTCTTCGAGATGGCGAACATGTCCTCGAACAACTACATGGATCGCAACCACGGGTGGACCAACCTCCGTGGGGCAACGGCCGTTCGCGTTCGCGACGGCTACCTGCTGGACCTTCCGACCCCGGAGGCGCTGGAGCGCTGATGGACGACGAATTCGAAGACGAAGAGCACATCGAACGAGGACGAGAGTAGGAGATATTCGCCATGGACACACACGAACTACACGAAGTAGTGCACTACCGAGGACGGGACGTTTGTAGCTGTGGCGATTTCAACTGCGCCTCTCTCGACGTCCGTCCACGCAAAGAACTCGTATTCAACGGGGAGCTTCGGAATGCGGTTGCAAACGCATATCGAGGTTACGCCTGGAAAGTACGAGTCAGCCACATGAGTGACGAGCAGGTCTACGTCATTTTCCAACGCCTCAAGAGCGATAACAAGATCAAGGAGATCTACACATCATGAGCAAGTTCAAGGACCTCACCGCAACGGTGACCCGGAAGTACAGCATCCAGCTGCTGAAGGCCAAGAAGAACAGCCCCACGATCATGTTCGGCGCCGGCGTCGTTCTCGGCGTCACGACCGTCGTGCTCGCCAGCCGCGCGACCCTCAAGCTCGAGGAGGTCATCGACAAGACCGACGCCGACGTCACCAAGGCCGAGTTCCTCTGGGAGAACGGCCACGAGGGCAAGGACTTCTACAAGGACGAGGACGAGTTCCGCAAGGACGTCACCCTCGCCAAGATGAAGGGTGTCATCAACATCGCGAAGCTCTACGCACCGGCGGTCCTCGTCGGTTCGCTGGCGATCGGTGCCCTGACCGGCTCCCACATCACGCTCCAGCGTCGCAACGGCGCCCTCGTTCTGGCCTACGCCGGCCTCGAGAAGGCGTACAAGGAGTACGAGAACCGGGTCCGCAAGGAGCTCGGCGACGAGAAGGCCAACCTGCTCAAGCACGAGTACGAGGAGGTCGAGATCTACTCGGAGGGCAAGAAGGGCGAGCCGATCGTCAACCGCGTCAAGCGTGCGACCGGCAGCAGCAGCCCCTACGCCCACATGTTCGGCCCGGCGCTCTCGACGTGGAACCCCACGCCGGAGTACAACGTCGTCTTCCTCAAGGCCCAGGAGACCTACTGGAACGACTACCTGCAGACGCACGGCTACGTCCTGCTCAACGACGTGCTCGAGAACCTCGGGTTCGACAAGACCTCGACCGGCGCCGTCTGCGGCTGGGTCTACGGTTCCGACCTGCCGGGCGACAACTACGTCGACTTCGGCTGCTGGAAGGACGAGAACATGGACAAGTTCCACGACTTCATGGTCGGTCGTGAGGACTCCATCCTGCTCGACTTCAACTGCGCCGGCCAGGTCTACGAGCTGATCGACTCCGTCGGTCGCTGACGCCCACCCCTCAACCCATATTCAAGGAGAAACATGAGCGAGCAGATCGCTGAGCAGATCGTCGACGCCGTGGAGCCTGCGGTTGCCACCGTCGTCGAGACCGTCGAGGTCATCAAGCACGACCCGCTGATCATCGTCGGAGCGGCCCTCATCGGGATCAGCACCGGCGCCCTGATCGGCTACCGCCTCGCCAAGAAGTACCTCGAGCCGAAGTACGCGGCCATGGCGGAGGAGGAGATCCAGCAGGCACGGATCCTCTACGCCCACCGCAGCAAGGAGGGCATGGACACGCCTTCCGTGGCCGTCAACAAGCTGATCCCGGACGACTACCCGGACGCTCAGGCATCCATGCTCAAGTACCAGGGCCAGGACGTTCACCTCACCGTCGTCGAGGACGGCGTGATCGTCAGCGCTCGGAAGGCTGAGGTCGAAGAGGTCCCGGCAGAGCCGGAGCCGGCGGAGACGCGCAACCTGTTCGAGGACGAGGTCGTCTCCCCGCCGCAGTACGAGGGCTGGGACTACGAGACGGAGCTGGCCCGACGCACGGACGCCAACCCGTTCATCGTGACCAAGGACGAGTTCTTCGAGAACGAGGGTGACCTCGAGACGATGCAGGTGACCTACTACGAGGGCGACGACGTCCTCGAGGACGGTTCCGGCGGGATCATCGGGGACATCGACGGCACGGTCGGCAAGGCCAACCTCAAGCGATTCGGTCACGGGTCGGGCGAGGAGCACCTGGTCTACATCTTCAACAAGAAGGCCGGCCTCGCCTTCGAGGTGGCTCGCAACGAGGGACGGTACGCCGTGCAGGTCCTCGGGTTCGATGACGACGAGATCGTGGAGCGCATGCCGCGACGTGGTCGAAGGCTCACGGACGACTGATGGAAGCCGTCCCGATTGACGAGGCCTACTTCAACTGGCTGTGCGGTCAAGTCGGGCAGGTACAAGTTCGTGAAACCTCCAAGACACATCGGAGGATCCTCAGGTTGCTCTACCAGAAGCACTTCATCTGGCAAGTCGCCAACGACGACAACCGGGTGGCTGACGGTAGAGCCCTGAGGGACGAATTCGTCAACAGCCTGCGTCTTGAGGTGGACCCGAGGTGGATGAGCCTTGGCTGTTCATTTTTCGAGATGCTGCTTGCACTTTCGCGGCGGGTGTCGTTTCTCGACGACGGCACCCCCGCGGAGTGGTTCTGGCACCTCATGCAGAACTTGGGCCTGCACGTCTTTAATGATCGGATGCAGATCGACCCGGCTGACGTTGACGAGATCCTCGACACGGTTATTTGGAGGACCTACGAGCCCAACGGAGACGGGGGCTTGTTCCCTCTCAAGAATCCACGAGGAGATCAGCGGAAGTTCGAGATCTGGTCTCAGATGAACGCATATCTTCTGGAGAACGACAGATAATAGGAAAGGAGGGTTGATGGATTTCTTCACAATCGGGATTCGCGAAGGCAAGGAGACGAAGAAGGGCGCTGAACCGCCGGAGATATTTCCTGACTTCACGGTCGGGAGGTCGAAGGATCTCATGGTTCGCGGACGCGCGTTCTATGCGATCTGGGACGAGGCGGTAGGTCTGTGGTCCACGGACGAGTACGACGTCCAACGGCTGGTCGACGAAGAGCTCTACGACTTCGCGAAGATGCGCAGCGAGAAGGACGGGATCGAGTACAAGGTCAAGACGCTCCGTTCCTTCGGAAGCAATGGCTGGAGTCAGTTCCGCAAGTTCCTGAACAACATCAGCGACAACAGCCACCCGTTGGATGAGAACCTCACCTTCGCCAACACAGAGGTAAAGAAGTCGGACTACGTTAGCCGACGGCTGCCATATTCTCTCGAACCGGGCGATCACAGCGCTTGGGACGAGCTCACCGACGTGCTGTACTCCCCCGAGGAGAAGGCGAAGATCGAGTGGGCCATTGGAGCGGTGGTCGCAGGCGAAGCGAAGAAGATCCAGAAGTTCATGGTGTTCTACGGTGCGGCGGGTACGGGCAAGTCCACCATCATGAACATCATCAATGACCTGTTCGTCGGCTACACCACGACGTTCGAGGCAAAGGCGCTGACGTCCACCAGCGCTGCGTTCGCCACCGAGGTTTTCAAGGATAACCCGTTGGTCGCTATCCAGCAGGACGGCGACCTGTCCAAGATGGAGGACAACTCCAAGTTCAACTCGATCATTTCCCACGAGGACATGACGATGAACGAGAAGTACAAGCCCAGCTACACGGCTCGGGTGAATGCCTTCCTGTTCATGGGGACGAACCTCCCAGTGAAGATCTCGGACTCCAAGTCCGGAATGATCAGGCGAGTAATCGACGTCCACCCCACGGGCGCGACCATCCCGCCGAACCACTACCACGCTCTTCTCGCGAAGGTCCAGTTCGAACTGGGTGCCATCGCTCACCACTGCCTGCAGGTATATCGCAACATGGGTGGGAAGAACGCGTACAACGGCTACAAGCCCTTGGAGATGATGTTCCAGACGGACATCTTCTTCAACTTCATCGAGGCGCACTTCGACATCTTCAAGAGTCAGGATGGCGCTTCCCTGAAGCAGGGATATTCCCTTTACAAGGAGTACTGCTCGGAATCAAGCATCGACCGAGTGATGCCGGCGTACAAGTTCCGCGAAGAGTTCAAGAACTACTTCGACGAGTTCCTAGATCGGACGACCGTGGACGGAGACCCCGTGCGGAGCTTCTTCAAGGGCTTCAACGCCGACAAGTTCAAGGTCGTCCTCAAGCAGGAGCCCGACAAGGAGCCCGTCTTCGGGTTGAGTCTGGACGAGGAGGTCTCTTCGTTCGATCTTATTTATGCCGAGCAGCCAGCTCAGTATGGACGAGTCGTCGAGGAGACCGGCAACGTCATCCCGTCCAAGCGGTGGGCAGAGGTCAAGACCACGCTCTCGGAGATCGACACACGTGAACTCCATTACGTGAAGATCCCGGACGAGCACGTCATCATCGACTTCGACCTCAAGGACGAGTCGGGCGAGAAGTCGCTCCTGCTCAACATGGAAGCCGCCAGTTCTTGGCCCAAGACCTACGCGGAATTGAGTCAGGGTGGGAACGGCATCCACCTGCACTACAACTACACGGGTGACGTCACCGAACTCGCCTCGGTATATTCCGATGGCGTGGAAGTCAAGACCCTTCTCGGTGACGCATCGCTCCGCCGACGACTCTCGAAGTGCAACAATCTCGAGGTCGCGACACTAAATCCAGGGCAGTTGCCCGTTAAGGAGAAGAAAGTGCTTTCCGACAACATCCTGAAGAGCGAGAAAGGGCTGCGTGACCTGATCCAACGGAACTTGAACAAGGAGTTCCACGCAGGCACCAAGCCCTCGATCGACTTCATCAAGCACATCCTCGACGAGGCATACGAGTCCGGGATGGCGTTCGACGTGACGGACATGAGGCCCAGGGTTCTCGCGTTCGCCAACTCGTCGAGCAACCAGCCGCTTCAGGCCCTGAAGATCGTGCAGTCGATGCGATGGACGGGCTCGGAGACGATCGAGGACCTGCAGGAGCGGGAGAGCCCTCTGGTCAAGCCGAAGGATGACCGTCTGGTCGTCTTCGACGTCGAGGTTTACCCGAACCTCTTCGTCATCTGCTGGAAGTACGAGGGTGCGCCCAAGGAAACCATCGTCCGGATGATCAACCCGACCCCGCAGCAGGTCGAAGAGCTCATGAAGATGAAGCTCGTGGGGTTCAACAACCGCAAGTACGACAACCACATCATCTACGCACGCTTCCTCGGCTACGACAACATGGCCCTGTACAAGCGTTCGCAGGCGATCATCAACGGCAGTGTCGGCGCGTTCTTCCCGGAGGCCTACAACCTCTCGTACGCCGATATCTACGACTTCAGCTCGGTGAAGCAGGGCCTGAAGAAGTTCATGATCGATCTCGGCATCCACAAGGTCGAGATGGAGATCCCATGGGACCAGCCGGTGCCGGCGGAGCTCGTGGACACGGTCGTCGACTACTGCTGCAACGACGTCGAGGGAACCGACGCCACGCTGCAGGACCGGAAGGCGGACCTCGTGGCTCGTCAGATCCTCGCGGAGCTGAGTGGACTGTCGGTCAACGACACGACGCAGAAGCACACCGCCCGGATCATTTTCGGGAACGACAAGAACCCGCAGTCCAAGTTCGTCTACACGGACCTGAGCCGGGACTTCCCGGGCTACAAGTTCGACACCTACGCCAAGGTGGGCGAGAAGAGCACGTACAAGGGCGAGTTCGTCGGCGAGGGTGGTCTGGTACGTGCCAAGCCCGGCATCTACCGGAACGTGGCGCTGCTCGACGTGGCGTCCATGCACCCGACGTCCCTGATCGAGCTGAACGCGTTCGGGGATATCTTCACCCCGAAGTTCAAGGACCTGTTGGACGCTCGTCTGCTGATCAAGCACAAGAAGTACGACGAGGCCAAGCAGATGCTGGACGGGAAGCTCGAGCCATATCTCGGAGACCCGGGTGACGCCAAGAGGCTCTCGTACGCCCTGAAGATCGTGATCAACATCGTCTACGGTCTCACGTCGGCGAAGTTCGACAACCCCTTCCGGGACCCGCGCAACGTCGACAACATCGTCGCCAAGCGGGGAGCGCTGTTCATGCTGGACCTGAGGGACTTCGTCGAGAGCCGTGGCTTCATCGCTGCGCACATCAAGACGGACTCCATCAAGATCCCGGACGCCACGCCGGAGATCATCCAGGAGGTCATGGACTTCGGAGCCAAGTACGGCTACACGTTCGAGCACGAGGCCACCTACGACCGGATGGCTCTGGTCAACGACGCGGTGTATATCGCGAAGTACGGGTGGGCTGAGGACGAGGAGCTCATCGGCAAGTGGACGGCAACGGGCGCACAGTTCCAGCACCCGTACGTCTTCAAGACCCTGTTCTCTCAGGAGAAGCTGGACTGGAACGACTACGTCGAGCCGAAGCAGGTCCAGCAGGGAACGATGTACCTCGACTTCGAGTCCGTCAGCACGCCGATGTTCCTGTCGGAGGGCGACAAGAAGCTCCAGTTCGTCGGCAAGATCGGGACGTTCGTTCCCGTCACGCCTGAGTCCGGCGGCGGTCTGCTGTTCCGGATCAAGGACGAGAAGAAGTACGCCGTCACGGGCACCAAGGGCTTCTTCTGGCTCGAGGCGGACGTGGCGAAGGCTCGCGGAAGGGACGTCGATCTCGACATGTCCTACTTCGAGGGCCTGCAGTACGAAGCGATCAAGACGATCGAGAAGTTCGGCAATTTCGAGGACTTCATCGAGCATCTCGGAGAGGGCAGCGTCGCTGCCTGATCAACCACTCATATTTCAAGGAAGGTAGTCATGTCCACCACTTACCACATCGAAGATTCCCTGATCCTCATGCGGAACTTCACGGGCCGCGTGCAGCAGTACTTCCCTTCGGGGTCGCGCATGTTCGTTTCCGTGATCCCGCCGGAGCACGTCCAGCCCATGAAGGACGCTGGCTGGAATGTCAAGTACAACCAGGCCGCACAGACCTGGTGGGTCCTCGTCAAGATCGACCCTGCGTACGACGTGGATCTGTCACACCTCGACTCGCTCGGCTTCAACAAGGCGGAGCTGTTTCTCGAGGGTCGCGACTGGGTTCACGGTGGTCGAGAGGGCATGACTGCCTTCCTCATCAGCATCACCCCCAAGCTGTAACCAACACATATCCAAGGAGATTCACCCGAATGGCACTCAACAACGTCACGATCGAGGACGCTCAGCTCGTCCTGCGCAACTTCACGGGCAAGCCCGGCGACTACAACGCCGAGGGCGACCGGAACACCGGCGTCATCCTCCCGGTGGAGCTGGCCCAGGCCATGCTCGAGGACGGATGGCCCGTCAAGAAGTTCAAGGACAGCCCCGACGGCGGGGAGGGCGACTACTGGATCCCCGTCTCGGTCAAGTACCGCGACAAGCTCGGCCAGCTGGTGAAGACGCCCCCGCGCGTCGTCATGATCACCAAGACCGCTCGCGGCATGAACCGCACCCCGCTCGGTGAGCAGGAGGTCGAGATGCTCGACTGGGCGGACATCAAGTCGGCGGACATCATCATCCGCCCCTACGAGTACACCGTCAGCGGTCGGTCCGGCGTCAAGGCCTACGTCCAGTCGCTGTTCGCCGTCGTGGAGCTCGACGCCCTCGAGCAGAAGTACCAGGACGTGCCGGTCGCCGGCCACAACGCCGAGGACGGCGCCGCCGAGCCCGCTCCGTGGGACGAGTGAGCATGCTGCTCGAGAAGCGTCCGGAGACGCTGGAAGCCATCAAGTTCGAGGGCGGTCCTGAGGGAGCTCAGGAGGTGATCGAGTGGGTTCGCGCCCGCGACCCGTTCACCACGGTTTCCTGGACCCCCGAGGTCCTCGACGACGGCGAGGTCGTGATCAAGGAGGCGCTGTACTTCATCGTCACGGAGCGCAGCAAGCACCACGGCGGCCACAGCCGGCACAACCGACAGTTCCGCGTCAACGTGGGTCAGTGGTTCGTGCTCGACAAGGCTGGCAAGATCAGCTACCCGACGAACGGGTTCGACCTGTTCAAGGACTACAAGGAGGTTCTGGATGAGGACGCACGACCCGAATGACCCCTGGTACTGCCCGCGCTGTCAGCGTGAGGCCGAGACCGAGGCCAAGTGGCTCGAGCACATCAAGAACAACCACCCGGATCTTCTGATCCAGATCCAGGACGACGAAGTCCCCGTTCGTCCGTAACCCATATTCGTGGAGGGGTCGGTTACACCCGAGGCCGGCCCCTCCACCCCCCCCTACGCGAAGGCGAGATATTTCGATGCTCAAGAAGCTAATCCAGAAGTTCCGCAAGCGCTGGTATGTCGATCATGTCGACCTTGAGAATGACCAAGTCGCTTATTTCGGTCCGTTCAAGAAGTCCGAACTCATGGTCGTCATGAACGATGACTTCGCCGAGGCACTCGCTTCGTGCGGGCCCTTGACCGAGTTCCAGATGACCGACGCCGAGGCGTCCAAGTACTACATCAACACACGGGCGTATTGGCTGGAGCAAGCGGCCGATCTCACCGACGACTAAAGAAAGGCGAAGGAGGCGAAGACAATGCATCAGCCACTTCACTACATCCGTTTCACGCACGAAGACCCCGAGGAGGGCGTGGCCTACTGGGGACCGTTCCCCAAGGACCAGCTCAAGCACAGGCTCAACGACGCGATGGCCGTCGAGATGGAGGAGTGGGGCGTCGTCGACTCCGTTCCCGTGGGTCTCGTCGACCCGGACGCCTTCATCAACCCTGCCGAGTCCTGGATCGCTGAGGCGATAACCAACGAAGAGCAGGGCTTCGACGAGAACGAGTAGTTCCCCCTAGCAGCAACTCTCTCCCATATCCACAGGGTCCAAGAAAAGGAATCATGAACAGCAACAGCATTGCCCAGGAGTCCGAGCTCGTTGCCCACGCCCGTCGTGAGCTCGCGACCATCGGGGAGACCCCCGAGCTGACGGAAGGGTACCTCGACGTGATTCGAGCCTTCGAGAAGATGCAGCTCGACGGGGGATCGGTCTCGATCGGGATTGCGGTCATCGCCGGCATCCTCGAGTTCCAGAACCTGTCGCCCCTCACGGACAACCCGGAGGAGTGGTGCCAGCACGACGAGACCACGTGGCAGAACCGACGCAACGGCGAGGCCTTCTCGACCGACGGCGGTCGCACCTACACGCTCCTCTCCGAGCGCAGCCATGGCATGAACAACGCCCCGACCCGCTTCACCCGGCACCACAAGCCCTGCTCCAAGTGCGGAGCGACCGAGCAGCACCGACACCACTACTCCTGCGTCATGACCCTCAACATGCAGACCGGCATCTGAGCCGGCCGAACCCATATTCAGAAAGAATCCCCAACATGCTGAACATCGACTGGAACGCCCCCAAGACGCCGTGCAAGAACGAGTGGTGCAACCGCCCGAACTACCACGTCTGCATCGAGCCGGGCACGCCAGATCTCTTCCCCCAGCTTCTCGGTCAGATCATCGCGAAGCAGAAGAAGAGCAAGACCCCCTGGAACAAGGGGCTGAAGACCGGTCCTCGTGACCAGAACTACATCGACAACATCACGGCATCGGCTCGTGAGCGCTGGGAGCGCGTGCGAGAGCAGAACCGTGAGCGTGACGAGAACATCGTGTCCGAGTACGCCAAGGGCGGCCTCAGCATCAGGGACCTCGAGATGGCGTTCGGCATGAGCCGCAATGCCGTCCGAGCCGTGCTGCATCGGGCACAGGACGCCGGCATGGTCGTCATCCGTCCCCGTGGCGTGACGAAGACCTACGACAAGGGCAGCCGACAGGTCGCCTAGCACTAACGAGACCCCTCAATAGTTGCAACACCCAACAAGAACGAACAGGATATTCACATGAGCGAGACGCCACTGGCAACAACCCATTTCGTCCGAAAGCCGTTCTACGTCGACGGCATCCGGGTGACGAAGGAGAACATGGAGGAGGTCGCCGCCTGGTGCAAAGGCCTTCTCAAGGAGACCGCCCCCAAGATCCAGGGCAAGAAGCCGAGCCCCTTCATCGAGGTCGATGTCCATCGGCCGGCCAACGAGCGTCAGCGTCGTGCCTTCGTGGGCGACTGGGTGCTGCAGGCCGAGAACGGCTTCAAGGTCTACACCGACACCGCGCTCAAGCAGACGTTCGAGATCACCAGCGCCGACAAGGTCATGCAGGACCTGAAGGCCAAGCTCCAGGGCTGATCCATATTCCCGTTACAGACACCACTGGCGAATAGCCCTCGAACGCGAGGTGACGACCCAGGCGACATACGGTCACGCTGAGATATGGGACAGCGGCAATGGTGGGAGGGAATAGGCTTGACTGTGAGGAGCCGGGTATCAGGGCTCGGCTCCTCGCGGTGAGGCCTGAGAAGGCTTCTGAATGAAGAAGGAGGTGCATCATTATGCGGAACAGCATCTGGGGCTGGGGCGGCTGACACGTCCTGTTGAGGGATCCTACCACCAGTTGGGGTCCCTCTTCAGGGTGTGTCAGATACACGCCCGGTGCCTGTGGAGGGTGCCCAAGGAAAGGCCATCTGCAGAAGGTATTCGTGGTACCGACTGCCTGAGTACAAATTGAATACTACGCAAGACGAAAGTGAACTCCGCGCTGGAGGTGCCCGAAACCAATCCAGTGGCTAAGCAGGTCTACCTAAAGGCCTTCGGCGCGAGAGTACCCAACCCATATTCGAAAGAAGGAATCATGAAGATCGTCACCCGTCACCTCGCCGCCGGCGTCTACTCCAACATGAAGATGGACTTCAAGAAGCTGGACATCCCTCTGACCCGATCGAACGCCGTCGACTACCTCACGGTTCTGCAGGACGGTCTGCGTCGTCAGCCTCAGAACTGGCTCGTTCGACGCACGATCGACGCGACGTACTTCCTCATCGACGAGATGCGCAACACGTAACTCGCAAGAAATTCATGGCCTATAATGAGACCCCACCATTATTTAGGAGTAACCATGAACACGAAGACCCTTGCCTCCGTCGCCAACTACACCATCTCCGCCGCATGCATCGTCATGATCGGCCTGACCGCCTATGCCAACAAGAAGCAGAAGCAGATCAACGCCGATTCCCAGAAGCTGCAGGAGATGATGAAGCCAGTGCAGACGTGCTGCAACGCGCCCTTCACCCATGACCCCATGTTCTGCTGGAAGTAACAAGAAAGATCCGAAGCCCCCACAAGGGCTTTAGGTCTTCTAAATTTTGGACGTAATACCCAACTCATAATCAGGAGCTAGCAATGACTGCAGTTCGTAAGACCGTCTCGCTTCACCCCAAGACCGTCACCAAGGTTTCGGAGAGGATGATCGCCATCCAGACCTCGTCAAGGAAGACGGGCAAGAGGAAGCGCCCCTCCAACTCCAAGGTCAAGCACACCGTCTGGCACGACGGAGTCGACCCGCTCATCGTCGCCTGGGTCAAGGAGAACAAGATCCACTGGCGTCGCATCGAGGTCGTCAACGCGACCACCATCATCGTCCACCACCCGAAGCACTGACATGGACTACCACAACCGAGTCCTGCTCAGCGAGCTCGAGGCGGGCGACACCGTCATCATCAAGAGCTACTACTTCACCTTCGTCAGGATCGAAGAGCACAGCGAGCGGACGTACTGGCTTTACGCCACGCTCAAGACGAACGGTGAAACGTACCGCTACCCCTGGCCCAAATCCGCATCGATTGCATGCATCAAGAAGGAGAACTGACATGGTTACCCAGCACCATCAGGTCCCCTTCCGAACCCTCGACGGAAGGCTTGTGACCGTCGACATGGGCATGCACAGGATCATGACCATCCTTCGGGACGCCGGCATCGAGACCTCGTATTCGTGCGAGAACAACATGGGACAGGCCTATATCCTGATGCCACTCCGTGCCGGCAAGAAGTTTGAGCGCTTGATCCGCGGTAGCGAGTTTGACCTCCGTCGCAAGATGGGACGTCGACGGATCGAGATCACGCTCTACAAGAACAAAGGTTGTCATCGCCTGTTCGAGACGATCCTCCACCTCTCGCGAGGAGCTGCGCGTGGCTACCGCACGGAGTACCTTGTCGAAAACCACTACGGCCTCCGAGCAGCATATCGCTGGCCTGCACAACACAACACCGACCTCCAGATGACCCTGGAAGAGAAGAGATAATCATGCAGTTCGAAAAGGTCGACCCCGATGTCCACACCGTCACGTTCGGTTTCGTCTGGGACAAGTACAACCCGAACTTCAACCCGAACCCCGAGTACCAGGCGCTCTTCTTCCGGGCTCAGGAGAACTACATCAACGACCGTCTGAAGGCCGGGCGGTTCATCACGGTCAACGACGTCGCTGACATGCTCGGCTTCTCCAGGACTCCGCGCGGGATGGTCTATGGCTGGAATCGAGACGAGAAGATCCTGTTCATCATCCGTCGGAACGACGAAGGCACGGTGACGCTGGAGCTCATCGCGACCAACATCTACGAGCAGATGACCCCCCGGCCGACTCTGACGCAGAACAACGCGCCGGTCGGCACGGTGGCAACGCTCGGACACCCGGGCAACATGTGCCTCATCGTCAGGGCCAATGACGGTTGGCGCCACCTCGGCTCGAGGTTCTACAAGATGGTCGACCCAGAAGAGTTCCGCGGCGGCTGGGACCTGTACGACCCCTTCAAGAACGAGAACGCATATTCCCTCGTCGAGATCGTCGGCGTTTCCGTCAAGAAGGAGAGCTGAGATGGGTACCCCAATCCACGACATGACCAAGTCGGAGCACGAGCACCGGTGGATCGAGGACTTCGAGCGCTACCAGGTCCGAAAGGGCGTGAGTGGCGTCAAGCCGATCATCCGTTGCACCGTCGAGGGTTGTGGCGCGAAGCTCTATATCGAGCACCGTCCGCAGCCGACACGCCTGCTCACAGAGGAGGAGTTCGAGACGGAGTTCGACGTCGACAACAACGGCGGGAACTTCTACAGCTGGATGGCGATCCGCAACATGGACCCGCATTACGTGTGGACGATCGTCGAGCCACCGGACGACCCGAAGAACAACCTGTACGCCATCCCCGGCGTGCGCATGGTCAACAAGCTCGATTACGTCATTTCTACCCACCCGTGGACGGACGACATCATCGAGGCCGTGTACATGGACCGCGAGAAGAACTTCGGAAAGGCGGAGGAATGAGCGAGAAGTTTCACTGCATCTTGGTGAAGGACAAGGAGGAGCGGGCCACAGCCATGGAGGCCGGCTGGGACAGGAAGAACTGCATCCTGCCTCGGCGCGTATTCCTTGAGGGCCGTCGAATCCACAGCCTCACGATCACGTGGGGTGCTCTCGACTGGCTCATCGACACGCGGGACACGGACTACCTGATGGCGGTCATCCACCAGAACATCACCGTCATGCGAGAGAAGGTTCCGGTCCGGATCGACAACCCGAATGTTCCGCCACCGCACAAACACGACTGGGACCCGTATGTGTACGGACAGCGTCGTGTCTGTCGAGACCCGAAGTGCCCCGAGAAGAAGGACGAGGAATGATCATCGACTACAGCATCCTCACGCAGTTCACGGTCGCCGAGATCGACGTCATCCAGGAGCGGCTCGACATCAAGGACTGGAAGCAGTCCGAGTCCCGTCGTCTGCTGGCTCAGCGGGAGCAGGCGGAGGTCGACGTCGTGCAGGGAATTGTCGACAACGACTTCGGCCTTCCCCTGATGTCCAAGAAGGCACAGCAGATCTCACAGGGCCGCACGATCTGATGAATCGGAAGCGTGTAACGGTCTGTCGAGAAGGTTCATATCTCCGCAACGGGATCTTCATTCTCGATGGATCGCTCGAAGTTGCGAAGGACTACGTCACAGTCCTGTCGCATATTGGGAGGGCGGGTCGCTCGATTGGGCTCGCCTCCCACTTCGAGAGGGAAGAGGACGGCGCCATATCGTTCATCATCACTCTCGAGGAGTACCTCAACCATGACAACTTCGACTGGCATATCTACATCACCCAGACGGAGTACGACAACTACGACCAGAAGCTGGACCCGACAGTCACGTTCCGTCAGCGGGCCGTGAGCAAGGGCACCATCCAAGCAATCATCGCGGAACACGTCCGCTATATCCCCAGGAGCTAATCCCCCATGAACGACCAGCCCATGCTTCCCGACATGCCGGCCGACCCGGAGCTCGAGGACCACGTCCCCAACGTGGCGCACATCTTCGTCCGAGAGGTGACGGAGGACAACATCCCCCTGATCGCTCAGGAGTCCGGCAAGACCGAGCTCGAGCTGACGGCGATGCTCATGGCCCGTCGCGAGATGCAGGGCGAGGGCGCCATCCTCCGGGTCCGGTACCTCGCGCTGAACTACCACAACCACAAGCCCGTCCAGCACCGTGACGGCAAGCCCCGTTGGTGCGACGAGTGCGGGCTCACCGGCGACGGCCTCGTCCCGAAGACCAAGAAGGAGCTGGCCGCGGAGAAGGCGGCTCACGACGAGCTGGTCCAGGCGGCCAAGCCCTTCGGCAAGCGGTGCCCCGACTGCGAAGCTCTCGTCGACGCGGACACGGAGGAGCTCCTCTCGATCGAGATGGACAAGCACCTGTACCTGGTCCACACCCGCGTGGTCGAGGTGGACGAGTGAAGGAGGGAACGGGCATCGCCCTCTTCGTCGCGTTCGCCGTCGCTCTGGTGGCGGTGGTATTGCTTGCTCAGAGTCACGACCAGCAGGCCTGCCGAGACGCCGGCGGAGAGTACTACTCGCGCATAGTCGGCAAGATCCACTACCACAAGTGCGTCACGGACGACAACAAGGTGATCGACCCATGACCCCCGAAGAGTTCCTGAACGCTCGCATCATCGAGGTCGAGGACTACATCAAGGACAAGGGCTTCGAGATCAGTCACGAGGAGTTCATGGCGATCGCCAACCTCGCTCAGAGCATGCGGGAGACGCTGAGGCTGCACGCGCAGTGGCCGATCCTTGTGTCGGAGCAGACCGACTTCGACTTCGAGCAGGTCGACGTCAACAACTTCTCGTACGTCGCCACTCAGAAGTTTGCGTGGATGACGAACGAGGAGTACAAGAAGCGGTTCGGTACGGATCCTCCGACCTCGAACATGCTCAAGTCCTGGCTCGGCGCATATCGTCTGCACCCCGACTTCAAGGCGGAGTGGATCCGCTGAACAAATACACCGTCGTATGCCAACGGTGTCATAAGCCTGTTGGCACGTTCAACATGCTGGATAATTTCTTGATCGTGGCTGCACAGATCCGTGCCCACGACAGACAACCTCACTAAGGGAGATAATCATGCTTCTCAACCTCTTCTTCATCGCGATGGCCGCCGTCAACCCCCGCATCATCGCGTTCCACCTGCGTCACCACGACCACCCGGGCGAGGGCCAGAAGATCAAGGGCACGATCGACGAGGGCTTCAACGGTCGCATGTTCATGCAGGTGACCTGCCCCTGTGGCGTGCAGAAGGAGTACCGGCTGCACGGCTACAAGGTCGTCGAGGACTTCGTGCTGGAGCTCACGGGCGACAAGAAGTAATCCGCAACACCAACTCATAATCAACAGGAGATAATCATGAACGTTTCGTTCCAGCTCGTCCTCAGCGTCGGCATCTGCTTCGGCGCGGTCTTCACGGCTTTCGGCATCTTCCTCGAGCGGCTCAAGGTGGCGCAGGAGAAGAAGCAGACGCTCATCCGTCGGTTCGCGGCACGGCGCACGGAGCCCGCTCGCATCTGCGGTGCCTGGGTATTCCGCGACGGCCAGGGGCGTTCGCACCACTGCGTCCTGCACGAGGAGCACGCGGCCGACTACCACCGTTCTTCCACCGGCATGGGTCGGCGGGTCGAGGACGGTCTGACAACGGAGGTTTACGCATGAGTGATTCAGAAGACTTCGACGTCAACGTGCTCCACACGGAGGGCGAGGACCTGACCAGCGTTCTTCCAGCTGCTGCGGTGGCGAAAGGAACGCTGGTTCGTATCTACGGACGTCGGCAGGAGTTCCGTGTCGTGAAGATCGAGAACAGCACGCCCGAGCCCGGTTCCATCACGTGGATCGATGAGGACGGGCTGGAAGAGGTCGTCGGAGGAGCTGAGCGCGTCGGGATCCTGGAGTGGCCGTCATGACCGAGCACAAGCACCGCTGGAAGATTCTCGGCCGACTTCAGGGCTGGGGGCCGGATCGCTACTTCCACATGCGCTGTCGGATCTGCAAGAAGGACGCCATGTTCCACCCGGAAATCTTCGGCCGATGAAGTACCTCACTCGAGTAAACATGGCTGAGGTCTGTCGAGAGACCGGCCTCACCATGGAAGAGCTGGACCAGTACATGATCTACCACGAGGAAGCTGGTAACCACCATGCCCCGATCCCACGACCATCAGTCCGTCGACCTGCTCTGCAGCGAACCAGAGTGTCCTCGATCGATCAAGGGGCATATGTGGGGGCAGATCAAGGCTGAAGGCTGGTACTTCAGCAGAGACAATGTCACCCGATATTGTCCAGACCATATCCCCGACTGGGTTGAAGCCTGGCGGAAGAGAAAGAAAGAGACCCCATGAAGCGTTTCCTTGCGGCCCTGATGGTCGCTGCAGCAGCATTCAGCATTTCCGCCTGCGACGAGGGCGGCACCTACGTCCAGGAGGAGTCCGTCGCTGTCTGCGTGAACCCGGACACGGGCGAGCGCGTCGACGACAGCCAGTGCGGCCGGCACGACTACTACCACAACAGCGCCAGCGATGCCTTCGCCTGGTACTTCATCGCCACCACCCTGGCTCAGCCGCGTGTGGGTATGCAGGTCGTGCACAACACGTACTACTCCTCGCCCAAGATGAACCCGTACGCCGGCTACAAGGCGCCCCAGACGGCTCAGATCGCCAAGGGCGTGCCGAAGACGGGGTGGACGCCGAGCGGCTCGACGAAGTCCTACCTCCCCAAGGACAAGAGCAACATCACCGCCCCCAAGGTGATCCAGCAGGCGCCCAAGCCCATGTACCAGCAGAAGCCGGGCGCGGTCAACAACTACAAGCCGGCTCCCTACAAGGCTCCTGCCCCGGTCTACCGCGCTCCTGCCCCCGCTCCGCGCCGATGAGTGACGAGATCACCTTCCGACCACCCATGCGGGTCCCGGGCGAACAGGGCTACATCCGCAACTACGAGAAGCCCTACGTCACCGGCTCGATCACTGTCGACATCAACAAGTTCCCGTTGGAGCTGTTGCAGGAGATCATGGACAGCCGAGGCCGGCTCATGCTTCAGATCGATATCCCCCGTGTCTGGTGCTCGGGCGGGATCGCTATGAACTGCGACTACGACGGCACCACGGTCGAACTCGATTTCTCCGCCAACGACATCACCATCGCCCCAGCGAAGTAAGGACTCCCCCATAATGAAGTCACTCCCCGACCTCCTGTTCGGCCCCAAGCATCACTTCTACCAGCTGGACGATGAGTTCAGTCAGAACGTCCGGTTCTCCAACGTGCTCAGCGACGTGCGGAGGGTCGATTTCGTTCTGAAGTCGATCTACCGTCAGCGCAACAAGGGCCCGAAGCGGGCTCGCAGGGTCGAGTACGTCGGATCCATCGTGCACTGGTACGTGAACGAGCCTCTCCCGATCGGCAACACCAAGGACGACTACAAGACTGTCAAGGCCGCCGACTTCGAGGTGACCGGCGACTACGCTCACCCGCTCATCTGGAAGGCTCACGCTCCGGGCGTGCTCAAGGGTCTCATCAAGGCGATTCGAGAGCGCAACGGTTTCTACTGGGAAGACGGAGAGTACTACCGTGCCAACAACATCTGAGGAGCACCGTCTCATGGACGAGAAGCCCGATATTCGCAAGCTGACCGAGCGGAACCTCGACGAACTCGCGGAGCTCACAGGTCGGCCGCGTCGTGTCCTCGAGCAGGAGCTGGCAACAGCTCAGGCTCACGGGCGGGACGTCATGATCCTGGTCAACCACCCGCTGGTCTACCCACGCAAGCGCAAGCCGGCAAGGGAGTCCTGCGACTACGACTCCCACTGGAGCGAGGTCACGGGGTGGACCTACATCTGTCGCACGCACGGCAAGCCCTCATGGCATTCGATCACGGAGTTCCCCAGCGCTCCCTGCATCGCCATCGAGCCGAAGCCGGACGACGTGTAAGTGGGTCCAACCCTCCATCCCCACCAAGAGGATGCTGTCTCCAAGCTTGGTAACGGGAAAGTGTTGTGGGGTGATGTAGGTACGGGGAAGTCAATCACGGCAGCCGCATATTACGTGCGGAACGAGACCCCGAAAGACATCTACATCATCACCACAGCCAAGAAGCGAAATTCTCTCGACTGGGAGAAAGAATTCGCGGCTTTCGCAATCAGTAAGAACCCCGACGCGACGATCGCAGGTGTACTGACGGTCGACTCCTGGAACAACATAGGAAGATACACCGATGTCACAGACGCCTTCTTCATCTTCGACGAGCAACGAGCTGTTGGATCTGGGGCCTGGGCTGATGCGCTTATCAAGATCGCAAAGCGCAATCGGTGGATCATGCTCAGCGCTACGCCTGGCGATGGGTGGCTTGACTACATCCCTCTATTTGTTGCTAACGGGTTCTACAAGAATCGCACAGCGTTCCTTCGGGAACATGCAGTCTTCAATCGATTCGCCAAGTACCCCAAGGTTGATCGTTTCATGGGAGAAGGCAAGCTGGTGCGATACAAGGAACAACTCCTTGTCGAAATGCCGTACGAAAGACATACCCGACGAATTGTCAGCGAAGTCTGCCTAGAGCATGACTCAGAAGCGCTAGAAAGGGTCTTCAAGGGCCGATGGAACGTATTCGAAGAGAAACCACTGAGGGACATCGCGGAGTTGTTCACTGTCGCCCGGAAGGTTGTGAACTCGGATCCGAGTCGATTGGAGTTTGTGCGATCGCTCATGACGAGGCACCCCCGGCTGATTGTGTTCTACAACTTCGACTACGAGCTGGAGATGTTGAGGACCTTGGCTTCCTCGACGACTACGACACCGAGCTTGTCAAGCAGCGAATCACTCACAACGTGTTCGACGACATCGTTGACGCAGAAGAGGTCGGGGACGAGATCGACTTCAACCACGTCGCTTTCCTACGAGAGCGAATCCCAGGCGTCGACGGTAGCGTGCTTCGACCGCGCACAGCCGACTTCAGCATCGGACGAGTCCACATCAGAGACGGAGAGGACGACTGAATGGCCGAGCTCATCTGGAGCCGAGAAGACGGGGCCAACCCCGCCACCTGCCTCCACCGGGTCCTCGAGCCGGCAGAAGGGAGCGGAGGCTACATCGTGTACAACTGCCTCAGCTGTGGCACATGCGTCGAGGACAAGTTCTTCGATGGACGAATCTGGAAGGTCGTGTGTTCCGGACAGCAGCTCGAGCAGGTCGGACCCAGCCCCAGAGACAACCCGGTTCACCCTCGCCGAGTGGAACGGGCACAAGCACCAGGAAGTTCCGGAGACTGACCGCTGGGTCTACCTGGTTCAGTACACCGCTGGGTCTGAGGGTTGGAACTGCGTCACCACAGATGCGATGGTCTTCTGGAGCCTCACCTACTCCTACAAGGCGTGGCACCAGGCATTCGGTCGCATCGATCGGTTGAACACCCCGTTCACCGAGCTTCACTACTACGTTCTCCAGTCGAACTCCTGGATCGATCAGGCAGTTCGGAAGTCACTGGGGCAGAAGAAGAACTTCAACGAGAACCGGTACAGCATGCGGGCGCTGGAGACAGCCGCCTAAATCTGACCAAAAAAGGGTATTGAACTACGGTACATCTGGGAACGGCCGATTTCGGTCGGCTCAGGCCGTCGACTTAATACCCAAAAAAACAGGGTAATACCTTCAGGCCCGTCATCGGTCGGCGGCGTCCTGAAGGCCCAAAAACGGCCCAAATCTTGGGTATTACCCCCGTTTCGCCTCGAAAATCTGTCATTTTGTCAAAAATCTCTAGTAAAACTCTTTTATATATTCGCGCTAATACCCAAAATAATAATAGGGTAGTACCTAAGCAAGAAAAAAGTTTGTTGCGAAAATTTTTGACATTTGACAGATCGACCTCCGGAAGGACCCATGACTCCCTGATGACTGCCGAATGGCGAGTGATCGCCCGATCCCCCAACTACGAGGTCAGCGACGCCGGAGAGATCCGCAACGTCAAGTACGACCGCACCCTCACCCCCAGCAAGAACCAGCAGGGCCACCTCAAGGTCAACCTCCCCGTTGACGGCGGCAAGACCAAGACCAGACAGGTCAACCACATCGTGGCCGAGGCCTTCCTCGACGAGCCACACCGTGACGACTTCATATCCCTCATCCACCTCGACGGCGACAAGACGAACTGCGCCGCGAGCAACCTTCAGTGGCGCCCCCGCTACTTCGCCATCCGCTACCACCTACAGTTCGAGTCCCGCATCTGGAAGGAGAGCAACACCAAGATCGTTGACATGAAGACGGGCGACATCTACGACACGATCCAAGAGGCAGCAGTCAAGCACGGGCTAGTCCTGAGCGAGATTCTGGTGGCTGCCCACAAGCGAACGTTCGTCTGGCCTACCTACCAGCAGTTCCGCCTCGTCGAATAGAAAAAGGGTATTATGTCGCATCGTAATCATGGCCTATAATGAAGAGATCAAGCCCTTTCTTTTTGTCTCGTTAGGAGGTGCCGTGTCCAAGTTGGAATCTGTTTTTCAGGCAGAGTTGATCAAAGAACTCAAGAAGCTGCTTCCGGGCTGTTTCATCATGAAGAACGACGCCAACCTAGTGCAGGGCATCCCCGACCTCATCGTGCTCTACAACAGCCGATGGGCCATGCTTGAGGTGAAAGCCTCTCCCGATGCGAACCATCAGCCCAATCAGGACTACTACGTCGAGCTCTTCGGCAACATGTCCTACGCGGCTTTCATATTCCCTGAGAACAAGGAAGAGATCCTTCATGAAGTTTACGCCGCACTATGGGGTGCAAAACCATCACGCCCGGCTCTCCGCAAGTAAGTACTCGTGGCTGAACTACGATCTGGATCAACTGGATCGTCTGCTCACCACCGCGCAGGCCGCTGCCCTCGGAACGCGTCTCCACGCTCTCGCGCAGGAGATGATCAAGCTGGGCGTGTGGGCCAGGAACAGTCAGAAGACGTTCAACATGTACGTCAACGACTGCATCGGCTACCGCATGGAACCCGAGGTCGTGCTGTTCTACTCGGTCGACTGCTTCGGCACCGTCGATGCCATATCCTTCAGGAAGCGCGTTCTGCGCATCAGCGACCTGAAGACGGGCACTGGCCCCACCTCGTTCAAGCAGCTTCTCGTCTACGCTGCTCTGTTCTGTCTCGAGTACGGGTTCGACCCGTTCCTGGACATGGACCGGATTGAACTCCGGATCTACCAGAACAACGAGATCAGGCTGGAGCATGCAATCCCGGCCGACATCAAGTACGTCATGGAGAAGATCAAGACCTTCTCCGCCTACATCGAGAAGAAGAGAGAAGAGGGAGACCTTTGATCATCGGGATCGAGGAATACCTCAGGTCGATCGGACTCCACCCCGACGATGACGGCCTGAAGCACTACGGCACCCCTCGACACTCTGGCCGCTACCCGTGGGGTTCTGGTGGAGACGACACGAGCGGGAAGCGCAACAAGGAGTTCCTCGACCACGTCAGCGAGCTCCTGAAGTCGGGCATGACCGAGTCCGAGGTGGCAACCGCCTTCGACATGAACACCACGCAGCTTCGCGCTGCTCGGTCGATCGCCAAGAACGCTCAGCGTCAGCACGACATCAACATGGTCCAGTCCCTTCGGGACACCGGATATTCCAACATGGCGATCTCGCGCAGGCTGGGCATCCCTGAGGCCACGGTTCGCTCGTACCTCAAGCCGGGCGTCCAGGACAAGCTGGATGTCCTTCAGGCAACCGCCTCCATGCTCAAGACGCAGGTCGACGAGAAGAAGTACATCGACGTCGGCACCGGAGTGGAACGACAGCTCGGCATCTCCAAGGACAAGCTTGCCACTGCTGTGGCCGTCCTCAAGGAGCAGGGCTACGTGGTTCACTCAGTTCAGGTGGATCAGCTGGGAACTTCGAACAAGACGACGCTCAAGGTGCTCTGCCCTCCCGGTACCGAGTACCGTGATCTCAAAGCAGCGCGCCACGAGATCCGTCAGATCAAGGAGTTCTCTGAGGACGGCGGTCGCTCATATCTCGGAATCCACGAACCCCTCGACATTTCTTCGAAGCGTGTCGCGGTGGTCTGGGATGAGGATGGCGGAAGCAAGCTCGACGGAACGATGTATATCCGTCCGGGCGTCAAGGACGTGTCTATCGGCAATGCTCGCTACGCGCAGGTTCGCGTTTCAGTCGATGGCACGCACTACCTCAAGGGAATGGCCGTCTACAAGGACGACATGCCTCCCGGCGTGGACATCATGTTCCACACCAACAAGTCGCGCTCAGACAACAAGCTCGACGCGATGAAGCCGCAGAAGGATGACAAGGACAACCCGTTCGGTGCAACCGTCCGGCAGATGGTCGAACGCGACCCGGTCACGGGTAAGGAACGCGTTACCTCGGCGATGAACATCGTGGGCCACAAGGATGGTTCTGGTGAGGAAGGTTCATGGGACACCTGGTCTCGAAACCTGCCTTCTCAGTTCCTGTCCAAGCAGTCCGCACAGCTCGCCAAGAGCCAGCTCGACATGACTTACTCGAACCGCAAGGCGGAGCTCGACGAGATCATGAAGCTGACGAACCCGACCATCAAGCGGGAACTCCTGAAGTCCTTCGCCGAGTCAACGGACAGCGCGTCCGTCCATCTCAAGGCAGCCATGATGCCCGGTCAGTCCACACACGTGCTGATGCCGATCCCTTCGATGAAGCCTACGGAGATCTACGCTCCCAACTTCGAGAACGGCACACGTGTCGCGCTGGTTCGCTTCCCGCACGGAGGCACGTTCGAGATTCCTGAGCTAGTCGTCAACAACAACCAGCGCGAGGCCAAGAAGACTCTGGGTCTTGCGAAGGATGCTGTCGGTATCAACCACAAGGTCGCTGAGCGACTGTCGGGTGCCGACTTCGATGGCGACACGGTTCTGGTCATCCCGAACAACCATGGCCGGGTGAAGAGCTCTCCCGCTCTCGAGGACCTCAAGGGATTCGATTCCAAGAGGGCCTTCCCGAAGTACGACGGAATGCCCACGATCGATGGTGGGCACTGGAGTGCAGCCGAGAACAAGGTCGTCTACCCTGCAAAGGGCAAGTCGAAGCGCGGAACCGGTTTCGAGATGGGGATGATTTCCAACCTCATCACGGATATGACAATCAAGGGTGCCACCGACAGCGAGCTTGCTCGAGCGGTCAAGCACTCCATGGTCGTCATCGACGCGGAGAAGCACGTTCTCGACTACAAGTACTCCGAGCAGAAGAATGGCATCTCTGCTCTTCGTCGGAAATATCAGGAGAACCCTCAGGGCGGAGCTTCAACGCTCATCTCCAGGGCAACTTCTCAGGCCACGATCAACAAGCGCAAGCTCGCAACCGTCAAGCAGGGCGGCGCGATCGATCCCAACACCGGCCAAAAGAGGTTCGTCGATACTGGCGAACACTGGATCAACGCCAAGGGTCAGACCAAATACAAGACGGAGCAGATCGACAAGCTCGCTCTGACGGACAACGCTCACACCTTGGTCTCGAAAGAGAACACCAAGATGGAGCAGATCTACGCCGATCACTCCAACCGTCTTAAGGCTATGGCAAACGACGCACGTAAGGCTACGCTGTCCGTCAAGGACATCCCGTACAGCCCCTCTGCGAAGCAGGCCTATGCCCATGAGGTCACGACCCTGAACAGCAAGCTCAACACGGCTCTTCTGAACTCGCCTCGTGAGAGGTCCGCCCAGATTCTGGCTAACGCTATCGTCGATGAGAAGAAGCGTAACAAGCCCGACATGGATGTGGACGAGCTGAAGAAGATCAAGTCGCAGGCACTAGCCGAGGCTCGTGTAAGGACCGGGGCCAAGAAGACCCCCGTCCAGATCACACCCCAGGAATGGGCCGCCATCCAGGCAGGCGCCATCAGTCCGAGCAAGCTGAAGTCCATCTTGGAGAACGCTGATCTTGACGTTGTCAAGCAGTTGGCTATGCCAAGACAGGACCTTCTGATGACCAGTGCCAAGACCAACCGTGCCAAGGCCATGGCCGATCAGGGCTACACACAGGCAGAGATCGCCTCACAACTAGGGGTCTCTGTAACCACTCTCAAGAGAAGCATCACGTAAGGAGGTAGTAATGGCTGACGTGCAGGATGAGTACATGCTCACAACAGTAGACAATCCCATCGATCCATTCACCTCCTTCAGTGAGTGGTACCACAGGGATCTCGCCCTAGGACACAACACACTGAGCCTGCTTGCTCGTGTGGCTGCTGTACCTAGCGACCTATCAGAGATGGATCGTGACAACGCTATCGCCCAGGCTATCGATGAGATCGCCCACGAGAACGTGACAGGGGTACATCGCAAGGTCAGGGCAGAAGACTTCAAGAGTTCAGCGATCTAACACTAGGTGCGGATTGTTCTTTCATCGTCTCCGAAACCAGTGAAACATGGGCTTCGAGCCAACACTGTGGTTTCGTTGAATGAGGAGCTTTCCCGCGAAACAGTGGAAGAGTAGTTGCTGGGCTCTTGAACAACTTGCCAGCAGGAACTGTGAGATGCGAAATGGGGCCTAAGAATCCACACGCTATCAAACTCGCAGTTCCTGCTGGTGCTCTAAGTTTTTGCCGAACTTCTCTCAAACTTTTTAAAAAGTCAAGACGGGGGGAGGGGTCACGCAAAATTGACCCCCCCTGTGCAT